ATTAAATAATGATTCAGCTAAGTCTTGGCTTAATCTACTGAATATACGAGATTCCAGATTGCGTACAAACTTAGCAAGAGTAGTGTTATCAAGTTCTCTGGCTGCTTCGTTTAATGCAGATTCTATATCTTCAGCTATTTTTTGTTTACGAGAAGATTCTTGTTCATCTACTGTTAGGTAATGAGCCGAAGTACCAATACCGCTAAACGAAGGATTTTTAAATTGAAATAATACCTCTGTGGCTTTTATATTTCCTGATACAAAAGACAATAATATTAACCAGCCTATTATCAATAACCCATTATCTTTTAGTTTTTTTGCTGTCATCTTTTTCTTTTAACTCCAATACAGTATTTACCTTTTGCTGTAATCTTATCATATCTTGGTCAAGTAGTCTTAATTGATCTGTTAATCGTATAATCGTTACTTTCATTTCCTGTACAGCAGGATCAATCTTATTAGTTATAGTTTGCCACACAAAGTAAACAAAGTATCCAAGACCCACCACCATAACGACTGGAAACCCAAAGTCTGAGACTGCTTGAACTATATCCACTAATCTCTTCTCGCATCTATCTTGCCATCCTCAACGAAGTTTTCTGCGCGAGCTATTCTATCTAGGTCTGGTGATAAATTCAAAGCACTAGAAACGCTCGTATCTATTCTTATCATATCATTATTCATAGTAGAGGCTCTAGTAATGAGCATTTTTGATATAGCCTGAACAGTTTGTATTTCACTAACCAAGCCGTCCATCAGTTGTTTCATTACTAAGAAGATAAAATAAGCCATAACTAACCCTCCCGCCACGGGTAAACCAAGTTCAGCTATTAATGTAAAACTGGTTTCCATTTTTCTTCTTCACCAGCAAGTACCACAGTATCTAAAATACCGATAACGTTTACATCATAAGACTCAGCTTGAACTTCAGCCGCTTCAAAAGACTCAGCCACTATAGTCGGTCCTTCGTAGCTCTCTCCTTTAAATTTAAACTCAGTAATAAAAATTTTCACTAATCCTCGCCTTTAAACTTTTTACTTTGTCCTGAAGTGCCTGCGTAAATTCCAAACACAGCCGCCATTGCACCTGTAACCACTGAAACAAGACCAGCTTGTTCTAGGTTAGGTTCTGGAATGGTCATGAACCATGTGACTACATTATAGAGTAATACAATATATACAGTAACAAATGCACGTGGAAAAATACGCCATGCGTCTATAGTCTTAGCAAGATGAATCCATTTGTAATAAGGATTCGCACCTATGTTGTTAGGTGTTACTTCTACCTCTAGTTCAAGTGTTTTCTTAATCGTATCCATATCATTTACCCACAGTTGATGGGTCGAACGTGCCTAACTTTATTAATTTATCTCTATTGACTAAATGTGATTCTTCTATATCGTTTTTAGATTGACCAAAATAAGCAACAGCTAAGTAATTATCCACCATCTCTTGATTTATGTTCACTCCGTCAACCATAACATTACCTAACACTCTACCAAACTTACCTTTAGAGTCTTTTAATTTAGTTTCTATGACCACCTTAGAACCATTGTCTACAGCTTCTTTTAAAAAAGCAGAAGCGAGTTTGCCTCTCACTTTTTCATCTTTATCTCTAGTTCTAGATTCTGGAGTATCAATGCCATACAAACGAACTCTAGACCGATATAAAATATCAAAGCCTAAATCTAAAATAACATCTATAGTGTCTCCGTCAACAACTCTATCAACAGTACAACTGTATTCATACATCAGTATCTCCTTTTAAGACTCTATCTCTTAACCTAGTTGCTCTTGGACCAACTTGTGTCGCCCAACGACTATCCATCATTTCTTTTGCAGCGGTTTCAAACTCACTCTCTTGCATAGCTTTAATAAATTTCTTAAATTTTAACAAACGATTTATGCCTAAATTAAACGCCATATTAGCGATTACTCTCTGATGGTCTTCAGATAGCCCTACCCACCACGAAATATTACGGTCTAGGTCATTACAGACGCCCTCTATGTCATCTCCGAAACACTCAGTTACTCTTTCCTCGGAAATAGGGTAATCGATAGGAAGTCCATGCTCTGGATCTTTTTCTGTTATTAGATGTCCTATACCGAAAGTAGCATACCCAAGATGGTCATTATATATCTTATACACACAACCTTCGTCAAAAGTTAATTCTTTTTGTAGTTTTTGCATATCCATATTAAGTGTACCAGTTCTCAGTTCCGTAACCTGTTGCGATAGTTCCTAATGCAATCGTAGTGTCGCCTCCTGTAGAAACACTTACCACTCCTAAACTAGAAACTCCTTCTACTCCATTTTCTGTGCCTTTATAAAGTTTTACCCATTGTTTTCCTGTCCAAAGTTGCAGTTGACTCGTAGCTAAATTCCAAATAATATCTCCTGATTGAAATTTATTTTTGTTTCTTTGCACCTCATTAACAGACAACGTTGAATCAATATTAACTCTATTTAGGCTTAATTCTAAAATTCTAACCAATCTATTAAACACTTCTGGAGATATTTCTCCTTGTGCAAAGGGTAGTTTAGTTTCTAATAGCTTAGACATTAACGTCTGCCATCGGGCTTAGCATCTAAACGCATGGCTCCGACTCTAAAACCTACTCCTATTTTTGAAGTATCATCATCATTAGATTGAATTCTTAATACCGCCTGTCTTCCCCTTACCCTAGTATCTATCTTAGTGGTCACTGAATTACAAGAACTGGTAATTGCAGTGGTTAATGTTTCTCCCGGATAGTTTCTTCTTTTTAAAACTAAATCAACTTGTTGTCCTCCGCTACCCGTATTAGCTGATCCTGTGAATCTAATATCAGGTATTATTTTACTTACAAATTGAAAGTCTTCGCCTGCTGGATCAATATCAAAATCACTAGACTCTATAAAAACATTAGTCATAGCAGAGCCATCATCGTCATTCCCTGTTTCATGATTATAGATATAGCCTACATCAGAACTTGACGAAGTAGCTTTAGGGGCACTAAAGATGCCTTCATCTAACCAACACGTCCTAGAAAGTTCCCCTATCGCCCAAACCTGTTCTTCATAGTTATAAGTAACATATTTATCGAGAACAGTAGAGCCTTCTGAACAATAAAACCACCCCACTTCATCAAACGCTTTATTAACAAAACCAAAAATTTGATACGTTTGTCCTTGTTCTAAATCACTAAACACATAATCTGTTACCGTACATGGAAGTTCTTGAACTTGTCCCGTATACGAGTAAAATCCTTTTTTATCCATCCAAAACACACCTTTAGGCGTATTTACCATAGCGTTCGGTCCAATTAACCCCACACCTTCATTAACCAAGTTAACACTAAAAGTAAAAGGCTGTCCTACAAAGGTCATAGAATATAAAGAAGTATCTGTCCAAATCAATGTTTCTTGTCTTGCTCTTATTCCGCCTACAATAATAGAACCTGCAGAAAGTCTAAACGAACCTGCTGTATTAGTGCTTTTCGGTTCCCACTCTGCTGCATTTTCTTGATCACTCCAAGCAATAAACATAGGATCAACAGAACCTGTTCTAGCCGAACCTGAAATCGGGTCTGCACCAAAACAAATAACATGTCTGTCCACATCAGACACTAATACTTGTAACGCAATCGTAGGAGTTAAATTAGCTCCGGAAAGAGCTGATATAGCCACCGCTGGTGTGTCTGTTCCTCCACTTTCATCCCAATAATAAATTCCACCTGCACGAGGATTCATTAATAAATCTTCACCAAAATTATCATGAGACCAAAGCCTTAGTTGACTTGTAGCGGTTAAAGCAGACACACTGCCCCAAGTACCTGCACTCCAAGTACCTGCCCCCCACCCTGTAGATTGAACGTAAACATCTAAACCAACATTTATTTGGTATACTCCGTCTACTCCAGAACCACCGTTACCGCTATCACTGGAATTAGCGGTAGCTGATGCAGTAAATGTATAGGTGTTAGTACTAGGGACACTGACAACTTGCTGTTCTGTGTTTAAAACAGCCGCAGTAATATTACCACCTAAAGAAGCAGATCCGCTTATGGTTACGAAATCATCAACCACGCAACCATGTGAAGAATCAGTAGCCGTGATAATCGCAGAACCATCAGTAGCAGCAAAAGTTATCCCATTAGTCGTAGTTGCTCTTACAGGAGTTATGTCGTTATACACATCTCCGTCTAAAACGTAATACTTCCAAGTAGTACCTAATCCTAAATATTTAGTTCCAGATAAATCTACCCAAGCGTGTAAGGCTCGTCCTGTAGATTGAAAGGAATTAACTGAGGCTTTCGCCCATCCACCTATTTTTTCAGGCAATCCTTTACGAAAACGCACTCTATTAGAATTAAACCACCCTCCTTCATTAGAGTAAGCAGTTCCTTCTCTATTAATTCCGGGTTTAAAGATAAACTTTTGTAAAGGCATTTTTCCCCCTATAAAAATTTAGTTAGGACGGCTGATCCAAGTATAAACGGATATACTCCCCATAACAACATTTCTAGTTTTTTAAACTTAGCAGAACCTTCATCAAGGCGTTTTTCTATATACTCATATCGAATAGCGCACTCACGTTCATGTGCACTAAGTTCAGCTAATGCATCTTTCACCGTAGGCATTATTTGTCCTTTGCTTTACCTATGTTTAAAGCCAGTAAATCAATAAACTTATAAAGTTTACCTATCCATTCGTCATCTTTAGGCGTTGGTGTTGATGCTGCTATTAAACTGGCAACCGTCACTATTGTTGTCGCCCATAAAACTAAATTAATTACTGTATCCATATTATTCTCCTGAATTATGCTGCTTGTACATCCCAACAGTTGAGATTAGCAGCGACTGTTCTTCTTTCACCTTTACCCTGAAATGGGTAAACCATGTGTTGTAACCAAGAAGGGAATAAATAT